CACCAAAAGGCCCCCACCAGCAGAGATGCAGGTGGGGGCCTTTTTCGTGTCCCGGTACCGGAATCGCCGCTTACCGCTTACTCACCGCTTTGCCACCGCAGCATCCAACGCGGCCGCCGCAGCCGAATGCGTGCGCCCGCGGCCGAGGTAGACGTCCTGCGTCATAGACACCTGCGCGTGCCCGAGATGGTCCGCTGCCTGCCGGGCCGTCAGCCCCTCGTCGTCAAGGATCGTCGCCACCGTCTTGCGGAACGTGTGCGTGGTGACCCACTCCAGATCGAGCGCCGCCCGCACCTGCCGCCACTGCCGCTGCACCGTGTCCGGGTCCCTGAGCGTCCCCACCTTCGACGGGAACACCATCGGCCCCGTGCGGTCCACGAGACGCTTCTCGAGCATCTCCACCGCGAACCCCGGCAACGGCAACTGCCGCAGCCCGGACTCAGTCTTGGTGGAGTCCTCCCGCACCAGCCCGTCACCCTTGACGCGGATCACCTTGCCGGCGATCGCGACGGTCCGCTTCTTGAGGTCGACATCCTCCCACCGGATGCCAAGCACCTCGCCGATCCGGGCGCCGGTCGCCGCGAACATCACAATCAGATCCGCGAGGTCGGCGGCCTGGCAGAACTGCGCCACCGACGGCACCTGACCCGCCTTCGACGTCGTCTTCACCCCGCGCTTGATCTGCGCCTCCGACAGCACCACGGGGCACGGCGCCTCCGACCCGCGGACGTCGGCCAGCAGTTGCACCAGCAGTTCGCGGTCCATCGACTTCGCCCGCTTCTTGCGGCCGGCCCCGAGGTCGGTCACCTCCCGCACCGGGTTCGCCTGCACGGCGCCGTAGCGAACGGCGATGCGGAACATGCCCGACAGGATCGTCTTCGCCTTCTTGCCGGTGCCAGCACCCTGCCGCGTCGCGATCTCCCGCACGAACGTGTCGAGACGCTGCGTGGTCGCTTCCCGGACGCGCAGGTTCCCGAGGCCGTCGAGGATCTTCGCGGCCATCCGGTCGTAGTCCTGCAGCGTCGACTGCGATCGGTTCTTCTCCTCGAGCTGCGCCCGATACGCCATCCACAACTCGCTCACGCGACTGTCGGCACTCAGGTCGCCCGTCGTTGATCGCCCCTTCAGTGCGTCCACGAGAGCGCGCTCCGCGGCCGCCCCGGTCTTGTCACGGTCGACCGTGGGTGGCGTGTACCGAACCACCTGCCGCGTGACGCCATCCGCGTCGCGGAAGCGACAGGCGGCACGCCACCGCCCGTCGGGCAGCTTTGTGCGACTGATGCGGCCATGCGCGCCGACGGGCAGGGATGGGCGGGGCATCCAGTTACGCCAACCCGGCCAGTGTCCGAAGCCGAAGGGTGAGCGTTGTGAAGGCCATGTCCTTCGAGAGGGCAATCATCCCGCACGTGGACGCCTTCGTCGCGTTCGCCGTAGGCACATAGCAGCGCTCGTCCGCGAAGTCGGTGCTGGTTACGTCATGGATAGCAGCATTAATCTGCTGGACCTCTTCGCCGGCGGGGCGGTAGACCCCGTCAGCATCGCGATTCTCAAGCGCGGTACTGACCTTCCAGGCAAGAGTGGACTTGTCAGTGAGTAGTGCTGCGCAACCCGCAGGGTCTTCTGGCTGGAAGTCACACTTCAGGGCATCAAGCCGCGCCAACTCGCTGCAGTACTCGTCGCAGGCGGCCTCGGCGCTGGCTTGTGGCGAGTAGGTGGATGGCTCCGCCGATTCGGCATTGCCGCCGCAGCCAGCCACGAGTGCCGCGGCGGCTGCGGCGGTAGCGATACCGACCCATCCCGTTGTGGCACGGCGAACCGATGTTCGGCTACTTGTTAGTAGCAAGTCCCCCATTGCTTCCCCTTTTCAGATTGTTGTCTCGGTCACATGTTAGGTTGCGCGCACTGAAAATGATCGGTTGCTCAATAATTGGGGAGGAAGCATTGCCAACCAGCTCCACCGGGCCCGTGTACTTCATGTGTGCACCCACGCGCCCGCCCGATGAAGACCTCGCCGTACTCGGCATCGCCCTCGAACAGCCACACGGTGTGATCACCCACCGCATCGTCCGCAAACAGCTCATCGTGGAGATCGGCAAACTCGTAGTGATCGGCTCCACCATCCACGCCATCCCCAAAGCGGGACTCACGGCGCGGCAACACGCACAACTCATCGGTGCAGCCACTGTCGCCTTCTTGGCTGACTGCACCGTTAACCCCGGTTGGGAACACTCGATCGTCGACGGCCAGCCGCGCTGGACCGCCTGGATCTCCGTCCCCGCCGAAACCATCTCCGCTACTTCCCTGGCCGCCATGTCGGCTCATCTGGATTCAGCGGACGCGCAGACCGTATAGCTGCGACCTCGCCGCCGAGCTCGTCTTCCCCGAGCCGGCGTGCCAGCTCCAGGAGCAGATCCCGGGTGGCAATGTTCGCCAACAGCTCCGCCGCGGGAATGTCCTTGATGTCAGTGCGGACAACTCCGACCTCTTCGGGAAGCACGTAGCCTGCCGCAACCAGCGCCTCCTGGATCGGCACATTCAGCCCGTCAGCAATCCGTCGGAGGGTCTTGATCTCAGGCACGGCGCCTTGTAGCCGCCACCGACCTACGATCGACTGGGAAGTGTTGACGGCGCGGGAGATCTCAGCCTCAGTTTCCAGGCCTCGCCGGCGCGCCGTCGTCCATAGCCAGTCTGCGAAGTTGGTCATGCGCGTGACGGTAGCGCACATGTGGGACCTGAAATAGCACTTACTTCGACGTAAGACATGCCGCACACAGGCTTACACGCATGTGATTCTGCACTTCGTGCCGCATATCCGGACCTCTGTCGAAGCATGACACTTCGCGGTCAATTTCACCCTTGCAACCAAGACTCTCTGCGATCGAAGTACATCCACGCTTGACTTCTATCTAAGTCAGCGCCTAACCTCAGACTTACGTCGAAGGCAATCAAGACTTCGATCGAAGCGCACCCAGTGAAGGGAGAACGCAATGCCCGCAACGCTCCGCATCCGCCGCGACAAGCTCGCCGAAGCCATGGTCGCCGCCGGCATGTCCCAGCAGAAGCACCTCGCCACCGCCATGGACATGAGCGAACCCAGCATCCACCGCATCCTCAAGGAACGCGACATCCAAGGGAAGACGCTCGCCCGCCTGCTCGCCGCCCTCCCGGACGCCAACTTCTACGAGCTGTTCGAGATCGTCGACGAGCCCGAGAAGTCGCGCATCCGCACCCCTTTCCAGGAGCTCTTGCGGGCCGCGGGCACCGAGCAGGTGGCGGCATGAGCAACCCACGCAACTGGGCTCGGCACATCGCCGACATCCCCACCACCAACGACCACGAGATCGCGATCGGCGCCCAGTTCCACGTCGACGACGACGGAACCGAACACCGCCTCATCGTCATCGACGGCCACGCCATCGACATCTCGCAAGTAGGGGATCTGTCCGACGCCCTCAACCGGGCAGTCGCCGCACACACGTAAAAGCCCGCCCCGTTGCACCGGGACGGGCAGGCACCCACCCATCGGAAGGAAAAGCAGATGCACGACAAGAATACCGCGGAAACCCTCGACAAAGCCATCGCACGACTGAATGAGCTTCTCGGAGGCTCCTACTGGCAGATCGAGCACTCTGAGGCGCTCTTCCACGAGTGGCTCGTTGCCGTGCCGCTGCCGGATGGAATCACACACCCTGACACCGAGATCGGCACCCGGAGGAACTGGATCCGCACCCAGGGGCGAGATCTGGCCGCAATGCTGTCCGACGCTGCCGACAAGGTCGCCGAGGCGCTCGCGATGCGAGGTGCGGCATGAACCTCACCGGAATCCGCCTCGACGTCGACCTCATCCCCGGCAGCCCCGAATGGCTCGCCACCTACTCCGCCTCACAGGTGGCCGCGATCTGCGGCCTATCCGAGTGGGACACCCCGCGGAGCATTTACGACGCAAAGAAGGGCATCGTCCCGCCGCAGCCGCAGACGGACGTGCAGGGCCGCGGCCACCAGTTCGAACCGCTGATCCGCGAGTGGGTCGCCGAGCAGAACCCGAGCTGGACCATCTACGAGACCGGCACCTGGGCGCACAGCGAGCGCACCTGGCAGACCGCCAACCCGGACGGCGTCATCGGACTCGCCGATCGCGATGCGCCGATCGAGCTGCTCGAGATCAAGACCGCGGCCGACATGCACGAGTGGGGTGACGTCCCGCCGATCAAGTACCTCGTGCAGTGCATGTGGCAGATGGACGTGATCGGCGCCCGCCGAACGCATCTCGCCGCCTGCGGTCCGTTCGAGCTGTTCCATCGCCGCCCGCGCATGTTCGTCATCGACTACAACCCCCGCGAGGCCGTGATGCTCCGCGAGAAGGTCCTGGAGTTCGACGCCATGCTCCGCGCCGGCATCCAGCCGCCCGCGAACCACGACCGCGAATGCGATCGCCTCGCGGTCCGCTACGGCAACACCGCCATCGTCGACGACCCCGGAGTGGAGATCCCTGACGAGCTCGCCGAGCTCTACCTCGGACCGTATGTCGAGAAGGCCGACATCGAGGCCCGCGCCAAGTCGGGCGCATCACGCCTCCTCGAGTACCTAGGGGAGTCGAAGAAGGCCACCTACCGCGGGACCACCATCGCGACCCGCATCGCCGGCCGCGGCGACAAGCCGCCCACCCTCCGCGCCGCCAACGGCCTCGCCGAGAAGGCCGCAGACCTCCTGAACGCCAACGAAAGTGACTCCAATGCGGCCTAAGTCGTATTTCACGAATCGATCCTCAGTCGACCCTGATGGCTGTTGGATCTGGGAGCGTTGCCTCGATCGGAGCGGCTATGGCCGGATGACCGTGCATGGCATCGGCAAGCTCGCCCACCGATGCTCCTACGAGTCGTTCGTCGGACCAATCCCCGACGGCATGACTGTCGACCATATGTGCTTCAAGCCCGCCTGTATCAACCCCGATCACCTCCGGGTCCTAAGCCTTTCCGGTAACGCCGCTGCGCAGCGCAGCGCGCTGACGACGCATTGCATTCACGGGCATGAGTTCACGCCCGAGAACACCTACATCAAGCCCGGGTTCCGCAACGGCAAACGGCAATGCCGAATCTGCCAGCGCGCCGCCGTAGCCCGGTACAAAGAGAGGAAGTCAGCATGACCACGACCGAGATCGAACTCCGCCAGCAGGACTCCCTCGCCGAGAAGATTGAGTGGTCGAAGGCGATGGCGACCGGCGACATGCTCCCGCGCCAGTACCGCGGCAACCCCGCCAACCTGATGTTCGCGTGCGAGTACGCCGACGCCCTCGGCATCCCCCGCATCAACGCCCTCACGAGCATCCACGTCATCGACGGAAAGCCCACCGCCTCCGCCGATCTCATCGCCTCCCTCGTCCGCAAGGCCGGGCACAGGCTCCGCGTCGAAGGTGACGACACCTACGCCGAGGTGACGATCATCCGAGCCGACGACCCCGACTACATCCCGACGCCCGTGCGCTGGGACGAGGCCAAGGCGCGGAAGGCTGGCAAGTGGGGCACCAAGGGGCCGTGGACGAACTACCCGGGCGCAATGCTCCGCTCCCGCGCCATCACCGAGGCTGCCCGCATGTGGGCCTCCGACGCCCTGTTCGGTGTCATCTACACCGCGGAAGAGCTGGGCGGCGCGATCGACGAGGAGGGGCGGCCCGCGCCAGCGCCCCGCCAGCAACAGCGGTCGCAGCGCCCGACATCCATCAGCGAGGCCTTGGCGCCGGAGCCAGAGCCGGTTGTGGTGGACATGGAATCCCTCATGGATGCCGCCGCACGCCTCGACACCTACGAGGCGCTACTCGCGCTGTGGGACGCGAATGTCGCCAACCTCACGGAGGAGCAGGCAGAGGAGCTTAAGGCATTCATGAAGGCGCGCAAGGCGCAACTTGCCGCCGAGTCTGAGTCCGAGCCTGAGCCCGCCGATGAGCCGACTCTTGACGACGCGATCGATGCCGAGGTGGTCGCATGAGCCTCACCGCCGACGACTGCCTCGCATCTGAAGTTGCCATCCACCGCACATGGATCGACCACGCGAACGCCGCACTCGACCAGTGCATCCGCGGGGCCGTCCCATTCAGTGCCGACACCGTCCGAGCCCTCATCCCGGACGGCATCGACGCCCACCACCCCAACGCGCTCCCGGCCCTCTTCCGGGCCGCGTCGGCCGCACGGCGCATTGTCGCCATCGGCTACACAACCCCCAAGCGGGCCAGCCGGCACGGCAACCCGAATCGCATCTGGATCAAGGGGCCGAACGCATGACCAACCCCAGCCCCACCCGCCGCAACACACCCCACCAGGGGCGCGGGTGGAGCTGGAACCGTCCACACAGCAACACAACCCAGGCGGCAGCATGAAACCCTCACACGCACTCCCACCCCCTGTAGACGGCCTCGAATCCGACATCGACGTCGTCGCACGATTCGCCAACGCCATCGTCGAATCCGTTCACACCACAGACCCGCGAGAACTTCTCCACGAGCTCGCCATCCTTGCCGAAGGATCACCCGCCCGCACCGCCCAGATCATGATGGCCCTCGCCGCATGGGTGAACATCGACGAGCCCCTCTCCGTCCGCGGCGCACGCGTCGAGGCGATCACCGCGCCGGCGCAGGGGAGGGCCGCCTGATGGAGAAGGTGTGGCTGGCGTCGACGTACTACATGGACCCCAAGCTGGCGGGCTGCTCACCCGCCGTGGAGGCCATGTTCACCCGCCTGCTCGCGTACGCCGGGAACGCAGAAACACGCGGATTCTTGCCCGAAAATTGTCACGTTCTTGTCGCATTCCCGCGCAAGAAGTGTGCAGTTCTTGAACTAGTTTCGCGACAAGTCTTGTCGGTGGTCGAAGGTGGCGGATACTGCTTCACCGCATGGGCCGACTGGCAGAAAAACGGCGATGAGCTGCTCGAACGCCGCGAGAAGGATCGCGAACGGAAGCGCAGGAAGCGTGCCGAGGAGGCGAATCTGTCCGCGGACACGTCCGCGGAAATCCACCCACAGAGAAGAGAAGAGAAGAGAAGAGAACCTACTTACGTAGGTTCTTCCCCCTCAGTAAGTGACGCGCCCGAGCCGCCGAAGCGGAGCCGGGGAATGCGGGCAGTCGACGCGATGAATGAGACCGCGAGACCACTCGAGGTGTACCGGTTCATGCACGAGTATGAGCAGGCCTCGCAGACGCCGATCGACCAGAAGACCCTCTCGCAGATCGAGACCGCGGTGACTCCGCTCATCGCCCAAGGCATCCCGCCGGAACAGGTCGCAGCCGGCATCCGAGCCTGGGAAGCGTCCAACAGCTTCAGTGCCACCCAGATCGCCTCGTTCGTCCACAAGGCTGGCGCCAAGGCATCCGCACAGCCCGCCGCCGGGAACGCCCACGACGCGAAGGTCGTCGGCTACCTCGACATCGGCCGCAGCCTCACCAGCCAGTCCACCGAAGCCCGTAGGGAGCTCGCATGATCGCCGACCGTGACATCGAAACCGCCGCACAGGTCCTTGCGAAGTGCGCCGCCAACGACCCCTGGTTCCCGAAGGGCGGGCACGCGATCGTCCAGGCGTGGGCGGAAGTGTTCGCCGAATCGAAGCTCTCCCGCGAAGATCTCCTCGCCGGAGTCGCCCGCGCCTACCGGACCGAGGAGACCGGCTACCGTCCACTGCCGGCGTCGATCGTCAAGCACGCCCGGGCTGCGTACTTCGAGGCGCTGCGTGACCTGCCCGAGGAGGAGCGCGAGCGCATGGACCACGTGAACCACGCGCTGCAGGACATGGGCTTCGCGCCACCGGCCGCGCATCGGTTCGCCCGTCGGATCGCGCTGGGTCGTAGGCCAGAGGTAGGTCTCACGGAGGACGAGAAGGTCGAACTGCGTCGCCGACTTGCCGAACGGGCGGCGATCGAAGAGGCTCCGCGCCGCGCTGTCGTCGTGTCGCCGAATTTCGGGAAACGCGCATGAGTGTGCGGCGGAGCGGATTTCGTGCGGCAGCGTCGAAGCTGGGCGGCAAAACGAGGGCGTGGGGGATGGGTGTGGCGGCCAGTAATTCCGCGCTCCGCATGTGCACGAGGTTTGTTCTGCGACACGCGGGGGTTTCGTCGTGGTTAGGGATTGACTTGCGTCGAAGTGTGCGACTAACGTGGAAGTCAAGCCCGTTGCACCGGGCGTCTCAATCGGAAGGAATCCCCATGCAGACTTTCATCGAGCGTGGCGAAGTCATCGCCCTCGACTGCTCCCACCAGGACACGATTCTGTTCTACGACCCCAGTTACGGCCCGTACGAGAAGTGCGTGGAGTGCGAGGTCATCCTCGACGAGGAGGACGCGCTGGCCGACAACGATCTGACGGACGAAGAGGTGGTCGCCGACGCGGGCGTGTGGGTGGCGATCTGGCTGTCCGCGCTGGCGTGGACTGCTGTCGTCGGCCTGGGCCTGGTGTGGTGGGCGGTGACGGCATGAGGGGCATTCAGCGCGAGGCGATCGACGCCTACCTCGACGGCATCAAAGCTGGAAAGCCTGCCGACCATGGCGTGTTCGGCCTCATGCTCACTGTCAACGACCCCACACTGCGTCGGTGGCTGATCGCGGTCCGCCTCCACGAGCGCATCACCGAGCACCGGGCCGCGACCGCCGAGCTGGTCACCAACGACAACCCCGTCCAGGACACCGTAGTCGACGTCCTCCGGTACCGCGTCGAAGACCGCATCCGCTACGCGACCGTGCGCCTCGCCATCGACGGCGACCTCGACGACGTCATGTGCGTCGAAATGCCGCTCCACGACCTCGAAATCAGGAGGGCCGCATGAGCTTCGAACGCCACCTGCAGGTCCAGCTGGACCGTCTCGGCCGTGACGACCGCGACCTCGACGACGACACCACCGACCACGACTACGACCGCTACACGGACGGGGAGTACGCGCTGTGAGCAACCCCAACAAGGCCAAGGGTGACCGCGCCGAACGCGCCGTGCGTGACTACCTCCGCGCCAACGGCTTCCCCCACTGCGAACGCACCCGCGCCGGATACACCCGCGACGCCGGCGACCTCCATCCCGCACCCGGATTGACTGTGCAGGTGAAGGACCGCGCCCAGTACGCGTGGCGCGAGTGGCTGCGGCAGCTCGACGAGCAGCGCGACGAAGCCAAAGCCGATCACGCCGTGCTCGTCGTCAAGCGTCGGAACCTCGGCGATCCGGGGCAGTGGCTCGCCGTCATGCCCCTCGCCGCGATTGCCCGCCTGCTGCGCGATGCCGGCTACGGCGACGTGCTCGAGGAGGTGGCCTGATGCTCGTCTGCGACTGCGGCACCTTCGACCGCCGCCACGACTACGGCTGCAAAGGCTGGCGCGAACGCGAGACGCCGGCGGCCACGTTCCCGTCCTGGGCGCTCGAAGCCCGCACTGACTCGACCGACGACCCGTGGGGTTGGGCTGCCCGCGGCATCACCAACCCCGACAAGGAGACCCAGCGATGACCGACAACACCCGCGAGCTGATTGCAGATCGTGCGTTCTATGCAGTGCCGTCCGTGAGCACCGAGGAGTCCTGGCGCATCGCCGACGCCGTCCTCGCTGCGCTGCACCCCGAGATCACCACCGCGGAGGAGCTGGACGCACTGCCCACTAACTCGGTCGTGATCGACGCTGGTCGCTGGATTCACGAGCGCTGGGAGCGGGCTGTGCCCGACGACCACGGATGGGTTCGTGTCGGGTGGGCATTCAACGAGCCTGCTGATCCGCCAAATCTCCCTGCCCGCGTCCTCCACCGCCCCGACACCGAGGAGTCCCGATGACCGACGCGATCACGCCTGCATCGCTGCGGGCACACGCGGACTGGATGGTTGGCGCCGGACAAGACCGCTCTGGGCAGTTGATGCGGCAGGAGGCTGCCCGTTTGGAGGCTGAGTCTGCCCGCGACGAGGAGGCGGAGTTTTACGCGAAGGTGTACCACCGCACCCGGCGTCGCAAGTCCCCCGTTTTGGCGAAGTGGGACTCGCTCCCCGACGACGCCCGGGCGGACAACATCCACATCATGCGCGTCGTCCTGGATCGGCTTGCGGCTGATGGGCGTCTACTCCCCGAAGGCGCGACGGTGCTCACAGCTGAGCAGGCGGCGGAGGCGCGAGAGCTACTCGACGCGGTCGACCTCGACGCTGAGGAGTTCCACCTCCTCCGGGCTGCATTCACCCCACCTGCTGTGTCTGTCCCGGACAGTGGGCCGGATGGCACACCGGAGAAGCCCTGGGAGACTCGCTGCGGAGGCGAAAAATAGTGGCTGACCTGCTAGAATACGAAGCGAGGCCGACCGGAGCTGGACACTCCAATCGGCCTCTGACCCACTCATCTGATCTGAGCAGAGAGGGGCTAGCCATGAAGGCTACCCGAGTGTGTTGCATCGACGGTTGCGACCGGTCGATCACACCTGACGACTACCACAAGATCTGCCCAATGCACCGGGGCCGACTCCGGCGCGGCGGCGATCTGACCGCCCCCGCCCGAATCTTCGGAAACGACGAGAAGCGATTCTGGTCGAAGGTCGACAAGTCGGGTGAATGCTGGATCTGGACTGCTGCGCTCAAGCCGAACGGCTACGGCCATGCCTGGTTCAACAAGCGGAGCCAGTACGCGCACCGCGTCTCCTATGAGCTGACGTTCGGGGAGATCGAGGCAGGAATGGTGATCGACCACATGTGCCGAAACAAGGCCTGCGTCAACCCAAGCCACCTTGATGCTGTGTCGAATGCCGAGAACGTGCGCCGCGGTCTCGTCGAATCGGTCGAGCGGGGGCAGGAGACGGTGCTCACGCATTGCCCTCACGGCCACGAAAAGTCGCCAGACAACGTGTATGTCGTTCCAGGAACGGGCGAGCGTCGGTGCCGCACCTGCATCCGAGCTGATGACATCAGGACACGGGCGGCTCGGAGGGAGCGGCAGCGGGTGGCTCGTGAGGCCAAGCGTCTGAGGCTAGCCGACGAATCCATGCGCGCCCTCGCCCCGTTTGTGCGTGTGGACGGAGACAAGGCATGACGAGCCCGTACTACCGAACGCGATTGCAGGAACCGACACTCGACTTCGCGATGGAGGGCTGATGAGCGCCGCGGAACAGATCATCGCCGACTCGCTCAAGGCGTTGGGCGCCATCGACTACGCCTCGGTCGCCGCGCATGTGGTGGCTGCGCTCACCAACGCCGGCAAGGTCGTCGTCGATGTGCCGAGTGTCGCGCACAAGGGCCCCTTCGACACCGACGCGGCCTTCTTTCGCCAGGTGGCGCAGAACCTCGACCGTGACCTCTGCGCGGGTGGCAGCAATGTCCGTCATGCCGTCTCCACGCTCTTGCGGAACGTGGCTGACGCACTGACTGATGACAGGCGGACAACCAGTGAGATCCGTGGGTCTGCTGCTCGTGCGGCGGAGGGCGGTGAGCGTCGTGGCTGACACCCTCCTCGCCGTACTTCTCTCCGCCCCCGGCATGTTCATGGCCGGATTCAGCCTCGGTCGTGAAAGCGGGCGGAAGAGGACGCGAGAAGCCCTCGACATTCGCACAAAGGGTCGGTGACCAGCCGTGACCCGACCCCGCGCCCAAGGCTTCCACGACTTCATTAGCACCAACACCCACCACCCCGCCACGAACGGCTACCCCGAACAGGTCGGCGACCCCGTCGGGCTCATCGTGACGATCCTCCGCGACACACCCCGCCTCGACGGCGCCGCGTGCGCAGGCAGCACCAACCCCGACATGTGGTTCGCACCCCCTGGAACCACCGAACGCGCCCAAGCCCAACGCATCTGCGCCACCTGCCCCACCAGGCAAGCCTGCACCACCCTCGGCGACACCAACGACGAACACGGCGTCTGGGGCGCCCACAACCACGACAGCACCGCAAACCCCGACATGACCGGACACTGCGACACCGGCCACAGCCTCGCTGAACACGGCCGCATCATCCGACCCCGCAACTCGAACCCCTACGTTCGGTGCCTCGCCTGCACCCCACCACCTGCACCGCCCGCCCCGAAGACGCACTGCATCCGCGGCCACGAGTACACGCCGGAGAACACGGCGATTGTGCGGGGTGGGAAGTCTCGGGCGTGCCGGGCGTGTAAGCGGGAGCGGCAGCGCGGGTATCGAGCCGCCGAACAGAACACTGAACTGAAGGCTTTGGAGGCCATCGCATGACTGACACCCTGATCACCATCATCGGCAACCTGGTGGCGGACCCCGAGTTGCGGTTCACGCCGGCCGGTGCTGCCGTCGCCAACTTCACCGTCGCGTCCACGCCGCGCACGTTCGACAAGCAGGCGAACGAGTGGAAGGACGGGGAGGCGCTGTTCATGCGCTGCCAGGTGTGGCGTGAGGCCGCCGAGAACGTCGCCGAGAGCTTGTCGCGGGGCTCGCGGGTCATCGTCACCGGCAAGCTCAAGTCCCGCACCTTCGAGACGCGTGAGGGGGAGAAGCGGACCGTCATCGAACTGGAGGTCGACGAGATCGGCCCCAGCCTCCGCTACGCCACCGCCACCGTGAACAAGGCCAACCGCGGCGGGGGAGGATCAAGCAGGGCCACCAAGCCCGCCGAAGACCCGTGGGGCAGCACGCCGCCCGCCGACGCACCGCCGTTCTGAGAGGACGCCATGAACCAGCGAGACGAACTCGCCAGCCTGACTGAGACGCTCCATGCTCATCGCGAGCTGTGGAACATCCGGGGATGCTTCGCGGGATGCTCCTGCGGCTGGGACGGATTCCAGAAGCATCACCGCCGACATCAGGCCGACGCGATCCTCGCCGCCGGCTACTCCCGCCCGCGTGTGGTGGAGACCATCGAAGAACTCGCAGCGCTACCCGAGGGATCGGTCGTCATGTGGGACGACTACGGCAATCAGGCGGTCGCCATCCTCGGCGATGAGGATTACATCGAGCACACCTCGAACGACTACTGGAACTCTCGGATGGACTGCATCGGACTGCCAGCCACTGTCATCCACCAACCTGAGGACAAGCCATGACCAACACTGCCCCGATCATCGGTTACATCGTTGTCTCCAAGCGGTCCCGGGGGGACGGCGGATTCGGCTTCATCGACGTGAGCCCGCTGTGCACGGAACGGGCGCACGCCGAGATCAACCGCAATGGGTGGCTAGAGAGGGCCACGGAGTGCCCTGGCCGCTACCGGGACACCGAGTTCATCATCGCCGAAGTCAGGGGGAACGCATGACCATCGACCTCGACAAACTAGAGGGCGAACTGCTTGACCAATACGGCTGCAGCGACCTTGAGGAACTCGCGAACTACCACGGCACGGCGCACACCATGCTCGCCGAGCTGAGGAAGTCGCAACGATCGATCGAGTGGCTTCAGACGCTGGCGGAGAAGCACTCCCTCGACTCCGCTCGATCTGAACGCGAACTGCAGGAAGCGCAGGCAACCATCGAGCGGGTGAGGGCCCTCGCATACGACCCTGACGACGCCGACGAGTACGCGGCCACCGCGATAGTCGTGGACGCGACTCTGCTTCAGCGAGCCCTGGACGGTGCCCGTGGCTGACGACCAGTTCTTCATGCCCCGCCACGACCAAGCTGCACTCGTGGCAATCCTCCGCACCATCCCCGGACTCATCGAAGACCTCGCCGTCACCATCACCCGACAAGACCGACTCACCACCGGACGCCCCCGCATCAGCACCGGCGAACAGGAACAGCCACTCCCGTTCAACGTCAACGCATCCGACGCCGGCGACTACCTCCACTTCACACTGGCATCATGGGTGCGCCTCGTCCTCGACCAGCGCGGCATGGAATACGACGGCACAGATGCCACAACGAGTGTCGCGGCCTGGCTGGACCGCAACATCATCGCCCTCGCCATGACGGAGGGTTCCGGGACTGCGCTCGACGAGATCCGGGCCGCAGTCTCGCAGGCGACGCGGGCATGTGACCGCCCCCGAGATCCCCGCTGGATGCAGGCAAGCGTGGAGGACGCGGCCAACACTCGACTGAATGCCCGTGGCATCGAAGCGTTGGCGAAGGAGCTTGGCGGGGAGTGGGCTGGGATCACGCGGGATCGGGTGCGGACCCTGCACCGAGCGAAGCGGATCGCACCCGTGGCAGTCGATGAGGGAAGCGACGAGCAGTTGATGTTCGCGGCCGGTGACGTACTGGCGGCGCATATAGCCTTCCCGGCTGGCCCGTCGCGAAAGAAGCGGTCCGCCTAGCGACTTTGCCCCACTCCATGTGTTAAGCTGACGCCGCAGGCGCGAGAGTTGTACCCACAACCTCGCGCCTTCGGTGTTTCTAGCCACCCCTCATTCCTCCGGGACACCTTCAGTCGCCGCCCTTCCCCTTGGCGCGACCGGCCGCCAACGCGGTAGTCCCGGCCCCGTGAGCAGCTTGCCAGCGCCCGGGGATCACGCGCCCCGTCGACTACCTCCCCTTGTCGACGGGGCGCACCTACTTCCAAGGAGGTCGCGGTGGACTACACCGACATCGGCGCACCTCAACAGCGCATCCGCATCTGGCTGAAGCGCGGCAGCCCACTGAGGTTCGCGCTCTCCCCGGTCACGCTTCCCGCCGGCGCCACGGTCACGCTCGAGGCGGGCGCCCGCTCATTCCCCGCGACGGTGACCGCCGACTCTGTGTCGTGGCGCATCGAGCCCGCTGACGCCGACCTCATCCCGGACCGTGCCGTGGTGCGGATTCGGTGCATGTTCTTGGACGATCCCACGACCGTTGAGCCGTGGCTGAAAGGTGTGGTGGCGCGTGACGATTGAGATCAGTGACGGCGTGACGGTGACCGTGAACGTCCCGAACCGGATGCCGACGATCTGCCCGGCCGCGACTCCTGGCGGCCCGATCACCGTGCCCGTGCAGGGCGGCCTGACCGCTGAGCAGTTCGCTCACATCGCGGCGACGGTGACAGCGAAGGTTGTGGAGGAGCTGGGCGGCCAGCCTGGCACAGTCACGTGGGAGGCGGTGCAGGAAAAGCCCACCGCGTTCCCACCCGAGACGCATGAGCATCCGATCGACGAGATTGACGGACTACGCACCAGCCTCGACGGTTTGGCGTCTGATGTGGCGAACCGGTCGGAGATCGGTCACCGGCACAACGCATCCGACATCGACGACCTACCGTCCGGCGGTGGTGGTGCGGGTATCGATGACGCCACGATCGGCACCGACACCACCTGGTCGTCACAGCAGATCACCACCGACCGGGCACCAGGCATGTGGCCTGTCGTCGACCAGAGCAGCGGCGAGGTGATCGCCGAGGTCCCCATCCTTGACGGGATGAACATCCTCTACTTCCTCGCTACGGGCAGCATCGTCTGGGAAGTTGCATCCGGCACCGCCCGACCCAACCCGTCGGTCAAGCTCGTCTCGTCACTGCCGACCTTCCCCAGTGAGAACCAGATCTATGCGGTCCGCGGCGAAGGCGGCATCGTCACCTGGCACATGCCGAACATCGGGGGTTGACGTGGACGCTATCGGGGCCATCACCAGCATCACCGCTGGTGTCATGAGACGCATCGCCGACAGCATCGAAGGCACACCAGCCCCGCAGCCGCAGTCGGTCGTGCACTACCACTTCCACCTCAGTCAAGCCGACAGTCTGGACAAGCCAGAAGACAAGGGTAGAGGCTTCACCCTGTTTAAGCGCTAACCACCCGCACGGGCGGACCCACCCGGACGGAGGTGAGCCGTGGCAGAAGAACTCACCCCCGAACGCGAAGCCACCATCCGCGAAGGCCACGCCCTCGGCCGCTCCCAAGCCGACATCGCCCGCGAACTCGAAGTGCCACAGCCGATCGTGTCCCGGTGGGCGAAGCGCATGGGGCTCCTGTGGAGCATCAGCCCCAACGTCCAGGCCATGAACGACAAAGTGCGCGAACGTATCGCACTCGAACGCGCACTCCTAGCCGAGGCTGCCATCGCTGACGCCAAGGCCATCAGGGAGCGCATCTGGGACGAATACGAGATCGTCGCCTCCACCCCAGCGGGGCCGCAGCGCATGACCCTCGATCTCCCTGACGCGAAAGCCGTCGGCGACTTCGCGTCCGCCGTGCAGAAGCTCGTCATGACCCACGACAACCTCACCCGCATGGGCGCCGGCAGCTCGGCGGACCACGCTAAGTCGATGCTCAACCAGCTCATGGAGCAGGCCCGGCGACTGGTCAACGAAGAAGGGGAAGAAGCATGACCCTCGATGGTCTCGCCGTATCCGCCAAGCAGCTCCGCTCCATCGCCCTCGCCAACGCCGACGCCTCCAAGGGGCGCGTCAACATCTGGCACGGCGCCGTCCGCTCTGGCAAGACCATCGGCTCCCTCGTCGCCTTCCTTGCCGGTGTCGCAGCCGCCCCCGAACAGGGCGAGATCGTCGTCATCGGCCGCACTCGAGACACCATCTACCGCAACCTCATCGGGCCACTGCAAAACGTCGCGATGTACGGGACGATGGTCGAGCACATCCGCTACAACCGCGGAGCACCGACCGCCGAAATCTTCGGCCGCACCGTCCACGTCATCGGCGCATCTGACGTCCGATCCGAGGCCGTCATCCGAGGCATGACGATCTCGCTGGCCTACCTCGACGAGACCACACTCGTCGCCGAGGAGTTCTTCAACCAGCTCGTCGCCCGCATGTCCGTCCCGGGATCACGGATCTTCACCACGACGAACCCAGATGGGCCGCGTCACTGGCTGAAGGTGAACTACATCGACCGCGCCGAAGAGCGCGGCCATAAGGTGTTCCACTTCAACCTTGAGGACAACCGGGCATACCTGCCTGAGGGGTACATCGAGGGCCTAGAGGCTCAGTACACAGGCCTGTGGCACGACCGCTTCGTCAAGGGCTTGTGGACGATGGCGGACGGCGTCATCTACGAGTGCTTCGACCCGGCCCGGCATGTGGTCGACACGCTCCCGACGATGCAGCGTGTGCTCGCCGTCGGCGTCGACTACGGCACCACCAACCCGACCCGCGGCATCAAACTCGGCCTCGGCGACGACAACCGGCTGTACGCGATGGCCGAATGGGCGCCCGGAACCGGCACCACCGCCGACCGGGAGACCGGCCTGCGCGCCTTCTGTGCCACCGACCGGCCTGACTACGTGTTCGTCGACCCCGCGGCCGCCGAGTTCAAGGTCCAGTTGCAGCGAGGCGGATGGGGTGGCGGCCACGCGGACAGTCCACCGCCGTACGCGAACGGCATGAACCGCGTCGGCGCCGGCATCGGCCTCGTGTCCGCGCTCCTGTCGACCGACCAGTTGCTCATCCACTCGTCGTGCACCGAACTGCTCGGCGAGATTCCCGGCTACGTGTGGGACACCAAGGCCGCACAGAAGGGGGAGGACGCGCCCGTGAAGCTCAACGACCACGCCGTCGACGCACTGCGTTACGCCGTCGCGACCTCCCGCCCGATGTGGCAGCCATTCCTCCCGCAGATCGATGCCGCCAAGCGGCTCCCCGACGAACGAATCGAGGTGGCCGCGTGAGCCTTCCTGAAGCGAACACGGCGTGGCCGCCGCCCGAACTCGCCGCGGTCACTGCCCGCGTCGCCGAGTCCCACGTGTGGTGGGAGGGCGACCTCGACAAGCTCGCCACCTTCTATGGCGCCGAGGGCCGCACCAGCCCGTCCGGCATCAAGGCCCGCACCAAGGCCGCCTACGAGGCCTTCCACGGCCGCACACCGACCGCGACCGGCCGAGCCCCGAAGCGGTATCACGCCCCAATCCCCGGCGTGATCGCGAAGCTGTCGACGACCGAACTGTTCTCCGAGCAGCTCAAGTTCCTCGACGCCGGCAAGAGTAAGGAAGTCCAGGCCCGCGCCGATCTGATCTTCAACACTCCGCGCTTCCACTCCTCGCTCGTCGAGGCGGGGGAGTCATGCTCGGCACTCTCGGGCAGCTTCCAGCGCATCGTGTGGGACCCGACGATCGCCGACAACGCGTGGATCGACTTCGTGGACGCCGACCGCGCCATCCCCGAGTTTCGTTGGGGCCGATTGGTCGCGGTCACGTTCTGGTCTGAGCTGGCTGGGGGTGACGGCCAGGAAGTGTGGCGGCACCTCGAGCGCCACGAGTCCGGCTACATCGTGCACGCCGTCTACAAGGGCACCGCGACGAGCCTCGGCTGGATGATGGCACTGACCGACCATCCCGCCACCAGGGACATCGCAGTCGAGGGGGCCGACGAGGGCCGCGGCGCGTACGTCGAGACTGGCGTCAAGGATCTCACCGCGGCGTACGTCCCGAACGTCACCCCAAACCCGGAGTGGCGGCACGACCCGAAGCTGCGCTACCTCGGCCGCGCCGACCTGTCGACCGACCTGTTCCCCACCTTCCACGAGTTGGACCGCATCTACTCGTCACTGATGCGGGACTTTCGCATCGGCGCCGGCAAGGTCCACGCCTCCGAATCGGTCCTCACCAACCTCGGCATGGGGCAGGGTGTCAGCCTCGACGAGGAGCAGGAGGTCTACTCCCGCGTCGGCAGCGGTGGGTTCAACGCCAACGGCGATATGGAGACCATCTTCGAGTTCTTCCAGCCTGCGATCCGCGTCCTCGAGCACGACCAGGGCGCGGCGCTGCTGCTGCGTGAGGTGCTGCGGAAGACCGGCTACAGCCCAGTATCGCTCGGCCTGTCCGACGAGGTGGCGCAGACCGCGACCGAGGCGTCCGGCAAGAAGGACCTGACCGTCAAGACCACGCGTGCGAAGGCCCGGCACTTCGGTTCCGCGCTCGGCCCGCTGTCGACGACCTGCCTGCGCGTGGATGCGATCAAGTTCCCCGGCAAGGGCGCTGCCCCGTCGGAGGAGCTGGAGCTCGAGTGGCCGAAGTTCGCCCGCGAGTCCGATCTAGCGAAGGCGCAGACGGTGCAGGCGTGGTCGGTCGCGAGCGCGGCGTCGACGAAGACGAAGGTCGCCTACCTCCACGAGGACTGGGACGACGAGCGCGTCCAGGAAGAGGCCGACCTGATCGACAACGCGAACACTGTGTCGGCCCCGACGTTCGGGTTCGGCACCGACCAGCCGCCACTACCCACCGAGAATGATCCCGCCACGGACCCTGAGGCGGTCGACGAAGGGGAGTAGCCGATGGCGCTGGACCCCTCCGAAGCTGCGGGCATCCCCGACGAGCTGATCGCGATGTACTCCGACGCCGAACTCGCGCTCCTCGCAGCGATGACACAGGCGATCCTCGAAGGCATCGACACTCCCGACTGGGAGGCACGTCAGCCGTTGGAGATGCTGCGGTTCCGGCAGGCAGCGGAAGCGATTGCGGCGCAACTGCAAGCGCAGATGCCCGCGATGGTCACCGCCGCAGTGACAGCAGCCGCCGCGAAGGGCGTTGCCGCTGCCGACGCCGACCTCGCCGACGTGCCGAACGTGCTGCCGAAGCCGCCCGAGGGGTACCTCCCGCCGCGGCGCACGCAGCAGCAGGCGCGTGAGGCGTGGGTGACGCTGGCGCAGTTCACGCAACGTATCCCCGGCAACAGTGAGCGCTTGTATCAGGATGTGGTGTCACGGGTGCAGGTGCGTGACGTGCCGGCGTCTGGCGGGACTCGCCTCGATGCCGTGCAGGAGGCACTGAACCACCTCACCAAGCGCGGCATCACCGGCTTCCGTGACAACCGTGGCCGCAACTGGTCGCTCACCTCCTACCTGGAGATGAAGTCGCGGACCATCGTCAACCAGACGCTCATCGACTCGCACACGGATCGGATGGTGGAGCGAGGGCAGGACCTGATCGTCGTGTCCTCGCACCGCAATCCGGCACCGCAGTGTCAGCCGTTCGAGGGCCAGGTCCTCAGCCTGTCCGGCGATACCGGCACCGTCATCCGCCCGTCGGCGGTTGGCGGTCGGGGTGTGAAGGTGCGCATCAAGGCCACGCTCGAGCAAGCCCGCGCCGCAGGGTTTCAGCATCCGAACGCGGTCCTAGAAGGGTCAACCTTCGTTACCTACGGTGAGGCGATTGAGGTAGTCCGCTCCCGCTACTCCGGCCCGGCGGTAACGCTCAGCACGGGGTATAGCGAGACGACCATCGGATTTAATCATCCGGTAATGACCGTGCGTGGCCTGATCCCGGCGCACGATTTGAAGGAAGGCGACCAACTCGTCTACGACCTTCGGTGCGTTGACGGTTCTGGCTTCGCCTCCTTGGATGACAACCTCCACGAGGTTCCACTCGTCGAGGACGCGTACAAGGCGCTCGAACTTGCCAGCGGCTATACGCGCATTGCCGCCACCAGTCACGACCTCCACGGCGACGCGAGATTCGGGGAGGGTGAAATCGAGGTTGTACGGCCCGAACGCGGTCTGCTGCCTGTACTCGATCCCGCGCTTGCGGAACTCCTCAGCGAGGACGCTCTCATGCGGTCCGGCGTGGAGGATCATGTGCTCTCTCGTCTTCGCTCGCAGAGCGCGACGCGAGAGCGGATCCTTGTTGCCGCGGCGAGCGGCATGGGCGGCAGCGGTGTTGGCGGTAGCCATAGTTTCGTGACCCTTCCATTGGAGCGCGTGACTGTAAAATGGTGGGACGGTTGGGCTTTCGATTCTACCGCAGAGTTGAGCCTATATTGTTCCGACGGGCTGGTTGTTTCCAACTGCGGCCATGCCGTCAGCGCGTTCGTGCCCGGCGCGTCGCGCACGTTCAAGACCGAACCGAACCCTGAAGGCTACGAGGCCACGCAGCAGCAGCGGGCGATGGAACGCGGCATCCGTGACACCAAACGCCAGTTGGCCGTGGCCGCGACACCGCAGGCCAAGCGGGAACTGAACGCCCGCCTCAAGGCGCAGCGCGAAGCGATCCGCGACCACATCGACGAGTGGGACCTCAAACGCAGGCCCAAGCGCGAACAACTTGGAGCACGCTGACCTATCGGACTGTATGGCCGAAATCCCATACGTCCCCATAAGGCCCGATAAACCCCAGACTCCCCGCCGAATGGCGGACCCCGCAACACCCATCCAGCCCCACGCCGAACGGCCTAGGGCCAATGCCGAATGGCATCAGAAGGAGAGCGCAATGGCGAACCTGATCGACGACCTTCGATTCCTCGTCGGAGCCGGATTCGGAGTCGGCCCCAGCCGCATCACCCGGCATCCCCGCCGCGACGACGAAGGCCACGACACTGGCAACAAGGTCGACGCTACGGATACCACTGACGACGACGGCGACCAGAACGAGACTGGCGACGTAGATGCAGACGCTGGAAACGCCGACGACGACTCCTCGAAGGACGCCGCCCACTGGAAGGCAATGGCGCGCAAGAACGAGCGCGAAGCCAAGGCCAACCGGGCAGCCGCCGCCGAACTGGAGAAGCTCAAGCAGGCGCAGATGACGGATGCTGAAAAGCAGGCCGCCACCACAAAGGCCACCGAGGAGCGCGCAGCCGCCGCTGAAGCGAAGGCCGCAGTCCTCGAAGCCGCCCTCGAGCACGGGATCACCGACAAGAAGGACCTCGAACTGCTCGAAGGGCTCCCCGCCGACAAGGTCGCAGCGTTCGCCAAGCGCCTCGCAGCACAGAAGGCCCCCGCCGGCCGATCCGGAAACCCGGTCGACGGAGAGAAGCCGAAGCCCAAGCCCACCACACTTACCGGCGCCATCGGCGCCCACTACGCCTAGGAGCCACACATGGCTGTCTCGCTCGCAGAATCCAAGAACAACGCAGTCCAGGACTACGACCCCGCCGTCATCGACGAGTTCCGCAAGGAATCCGCCATCCTCGACTCGCTCATCTTCGACGACGTCGTCAACCCCGCGGGCGGTGGCGCCACCCTCGACTACGGCTACCGGCGCCTCATCACCCAGCCGACCGCCGACTTCCGTGCACTCAACACCGAGTACACGCCGGCGAACGTCACCACCCAGAAGTACTCGACGACCCTCGCCGTCCTCGGTGGCTCATTCGAGGTGGACCGCGTCATCGCGAAGATCGGCGCCAACGCATCTGGCACCGTCGCCCTGAACATGTCGCAGAAGATCAAGGCGGCCCGCACCAAGTTCCAGGACGCCATCATCAACGGCGACACCGCAGTCGACGCGAACGGCTTCGACGGACTCGACAAGGCCCTCGTCGGCACCACCACCGAGTTCAACGCCGGCAAGGTCACCGACTGGACCGACTTCGACACCAACCCGCGGGCCGAGCACAAGGCCCTCGACGCGATCGACGAGTTCCTGTCGCTACTCGACGGTGCCCCTACCGTCATCCTCGGCAACAGCAAGGCCCTCGCCCGCGTCCGCGCCGCGGTCCGGCGCGCCGGCCAGTACACGAAGGACCCCGTCGAGGGTCTCCTCGGCCCGGGCGGTCGCCCTGTGGTCCGCGAAACCTACGGCGGCGTTCTCCTGGTCGACCCGGGTGCCAAGGCTGGCAGCAACAACCCGATCGTCCCGGTCGCTACTCGCACCGTCGCAACGGTGTCGACGACCGGCCTCACCGACCTGTACGCCTACCGCGTCGGCCTCGACGGCTTCCATGGCGTCTCCACGGTCGGCGGCCAGCTGGTGGAGTCGTGGCTGCCGGACTTCTCCTCGGCTGGTGCGGTGAAGAAGGGCGAGGTCGAACTCGGCCCGGTGGGCGTCGCCCTCAAGTCGACGAAGGCTGCGGCGGTGTTCCGCAACATCAAGGTCCAGTAGACCAACCCGCCCCACCCTCGAACCCACTTGTAGGAGAACACATCATGGCAACAATCAACGCACCCGTGAAGGACTTCACCGGCGTCGTCGCCGGCGTCCACTTCGCGGACGGTCAGGCCGAAACCGACAATGAGGCCGCGATCCAGTACTTCGAGCGTCACGGCTACGGCGTCGACGGCTCGGCGGACGACGCGTCCGAGCGGAAGCCCGCCGGGAACCTCGAGGAGTTCTCGGTGTCGAAGCTGCGCGAGTACGCGAAGGCGAAGGGCATCGCCCTCGGTGACGCGACGCGCAAGCAGGACATCCTCGCGAAGATCGAGAAGGCGGAGTCGCCCATCGCGCTACAGGAGGGCGCCGACCCGGCGGCCGCTGCTGCGATCGAGCGCGAGTCCGTCGCCGACCAGATGGACGACGCGGCCGACGAGCCTGCCGAGCCCGCCGAGGACTGACCACTCATGCCCGCCCCCCGCGCCTGACTACTCCCGGGCGCGGGGCTGGCGGGACCACGACTTGGTGGTTGGTGCGTCCCTACGTGGCTCGGCACAGGACTCATAGGAACCCACGTTAAGGCGGGCTGGGCGTTTCGATGCCGAGTACCTTTCGCGCCCTCACGACCGACCTGCGCACCAACCACCAACCCCTCCCGAGGAGGAACCGAACATGGCGTACGCCCCGACGATCATCCCCCGTTCAGTCATCAAGGGCTGGATGGAGGCTGCCGGAATCCAGTGGGACGACCTGCGGCACATCGACATCGATCCACACCGCGTCGAACTCACCTACTTTCGGCGCGACGCGGACGGCCGCCACGTCCTGGCAGGCGACTCCATTGCTACCGAGAAGATCACTGTCGGCATCGGCAAGGAGGACTGACCGTGCTCGTCTTCGCTACCGAGGATCAACTGTCGTCCTGGATGGGCACACCCGGCCCACTGAACGCGGGAGTCCTACTGCGGGAGGCGTCAATTCTCGTCCGCGACGCGTGTCGGTGCGATGTGTTCGACACGCTGCCGAATGGGCTGCCGGTCGACGACGACAAGCGTGAAGCCCTGCAGGACGCCACCTGCGCGCAGGCTGCGGTCTGGGCGGCAACCGGCGACGACCCCCTCAAGGGGCCGGGAGGTCAGGAGCCGCGAATGACCCTGTCGGGCATCGACGGGGCGCAGGTCTCGTTCGATACGTACCTGACCGCGGGTGATCGGGCGAAGTCGCTTACCGACCTTTGCGCGTCCGCCTACCGGATCCTCCGCAGCGCGGGCCTCGCATCGTCGGCGGTGCAGTCATGACTGATCCGCTCGAGCATTGGTGGCGCTGGCCGGTGACGGTCGAGCGGCTGGCCGGGTATGGCGCGGACGGCCCGGTGTTCGATCCGAAGGACACGTCGCTGCGCGGGAAGATCACCAACAAGCGCAAGAAGGTTCTCGCACCGGACGGCGCGGAGGTGATCTCCGAGGCTCGCGTCTCGATGCCCGCCACCACGCCGCTGATCCCACCCGGGTCACGGGTGACGCTGCCGGACCCGTTCGGTGGGCGCACGGCTGAAGTCCTCGCCGAGCAGCTGCATCACGACGGCGCAGGGAAGACCCCGAACTTCTACTCGATCGACCTGACGTAGGAGGTGTCGTGCCCGTCGAGTTCAACTACGGCATCGCGGCAACTGTTCGCGGCGCCGCCAAGAGCGGCCTCCATGACGCCGCCGAGGTCGTGAAGCAGGAGGCCATCGAACGCTGCCCCAAAGAGACTGGCGCCCTCCGCAACAGCGCCGGCACCGCATCGGACGGGATGGAAGCGGTCGTCTACTTCGACACCCCGTACGCAGCCAGGCAGCACGAAGAGGTCGGCTGGCATCACGTAGACGGGCAAGCGAAGTACCTCGAGAACGCCGTCAATGCCACGCAGGCGACGGTGGCTGAGGTTATCGGCGAGGCGATACGGAGGTCCATCGCATGACCCCCCGCCCACCGACGAGTGACGAACTCGAGGCGGCCCTCGCGCAACGCCTTCATGACATGGGCCTCGCTGACTATCAACCCACTGGCGCCTACCCGACGAATCTGACCGTGCCGGCCGTGTTCTTCGGCTCCATGCCAGACAAGCCGAACGGCGCGGTGTTGATCAACGTCTACAACGACGACCGTGAGCGGGATCCGCACACGCCGATCTACCTCGTGCAGTTGCGTTTCCGCTCCATCTCCGGCACGCGTCGGGACACGGAGCGGATGGCGAACTGGACCTTCAGCGCCCTCGATGACCGCGTCAACGAACGCTCCAACAGCCAGTGGGGCGCCATCCGTGTCCTGCACTGTCACCGGCACCTACGCGCCCCCGCCGAGCCGGACATGAACGGCCGCTGGTCCCGCCCTGATTCCTACACCATCATGACCAACCCGTCCTAGGAGGACGCATGGCACTCGCATCAACACTCGCCCGCGACTGGATCCTCGAAGTTCGCCCGGTCGGCGGCAGTACCTGGACTCGCGTCCGTGGCCTGTCCTCGGTCGCGCCGATCTTCGAGGGCGCCGAACAGGACGCCTCGGACATCGACTCTGACGGCTACTCGTCGCCCATCATCACCGGCCTGTCGTACCGCATCGAAGGGGGCGGCAAGCGTAAGGGTGACAACACCGCCGGCTTTGTCGATGACCCCGGCCAGAACTTCCTGCGCCGCCAGGGTCGCATCACCGGCGCGGACAACTTCATCGAGGCGCGAATCTACCGCCGCGACGAGCTGCCCGACGCGTACCAGTCGACGAACATCGTGAAGTGGACCGACACCGCCGCAGGCGATCCGAACGCACTCCAGGAGTTCAGCTTCACTCTCGGCGGCGTCGGTAAGCCGGAGGAGATCGTCAAGCCGCCGATCACCGGCGGCAGCGCTAAGACGTTCAATGTGTCGTTCGGCGGCGCGACGGCAGGCAACGCAACCCTGACGTGGAACGGCAAGACGACCGCGAACATCGCATCCAGCGCTGCGAACACCGCCGTCGCCTCGGCGCTCGGCGCGCTCGACGACGGCTACGACGCTAGCGATTTCACCGTCACTGGCTCGGCAGGCTCGTACGTCGTCACCGTCCCGCACGGCACCCTTACCGGATCCGGATCCGGCCTGACCGGCGGCACCCTGACGATCACTCCCGCCTAACTCACCCACTTCTCACTGAGGCCGTCACTCACGTAGTGGCGGCCTCAGTGGTTCCTGCCGCAAGGAGACCCAGTGCCGTACAACGATCTTCGGGAGTTCTTCGACCCCGACCTGCACCTGCCGATCAACGGTAAGACGTACACGATCCACACGCCGAACGCGGCCGACGGCCTGCGGCTGCGGGCGATCTTCGCCGACGACGAGCAGACCCTCACCAACACCGACGAGCTCGCCGAGATCGCGAAGCTGTTCGGCGCCGACATCGACGATGACGGCAACCCGACGGGCGGCGTCTGGCAGCAGATGAACGACGACGGCATCTCCTGGGGAGAGATCATCCACGCCGGCCGCACTGCCCTCATGCACTACGGCATCAGCGCAGACTTCGGCGCCATCTACTGGCGGACCGGCATGGACGGAGTCCTGGGAAACCCGCTGCCCCCGAACCCGAACGGGGAGACGGGGGAGAACCCGAGCCAGTCTGCATCTGCGCCGGAGAGTGCGGAGGAGCCCTCACCTGCCGACCCGGCACCTACGGCCCCGACGACCCCGGCGGCGGCCCATACCTCGAAGCGCACGGCATCCGCGACTGGATCCACGCCGAACCGAAGCAAGCGGCCCCGCAAGGCGTCGTAGTCGACCTCTCCTGGCGGGCGATCCTGCAGGCCTGGACCGCGGTCGAACTCGACCTCCAAGACCTCGGCATCGACGTCGAGTCGGGGGTGCTCGAGCAGCGGTCGTGGCGGTGGCTGGCCGTGCGTATCACCGGCTTGATCGCCGACCCGAAATCCCGGCTGAGACTGCGGCTCGCCGAACCCGCCTAGGAGGCCCCTGTGTCCCTGAATGTCGGCACCCTGAAGGCTGTCCTCACCCTCGACGACAGTGAGTTCAACACCCGTATTCAGCGGGTCCCGCAGGCGTTGACGAGCCTGGACCAGGCTGTTTCGCAGACGGGCGCACGCGTGTCCGGGAAGCTGGGCCAGGCGGGTGAGCAGGGTGGCCGCCAGTTCGGGTCGAAGCTGTCCTCGGCGGCGACCTCATCGGCGTCGGCTGCGGGCGACAAGGCGGGCCAGGGGTTCGGGCAGCGGTTCTCGTCTTCGCTGTCGTCGGCGGTGTCGAACGCGTCGCAGGAACTGCAGTCGAAGCTCGGGGTGTCTCTGCCGACGTCGGCGGCCGCGATCGGTGTGACCGCGGGTGCGGCGCTCGGCGCTGCGATGTTCAAGGGCTGGAACCGTCTCACCTCGATCGAGAATGCTCAGGCGAAGCTGTCCGGCCTCGGCAACTCCGCCCAGGATGTCGCCGCGATCATGCAGAACGCGATGGCAGCTGTGAAGGGCACCGCGTTCGGTATGGACGAGGCCGCCTCCACCGCGGCCGGCGCTGTGGCTGCGGGCATCAAGCCCGGTCAGGATCTGCAGAGGACCCTCACCCTGGTTGGTGACTCGGCGACTATCGCCGGGATGGGTATGTCCGAGATGGGCGCCATCTGGAACAAGGTCGCCGCCTCGAACAAGATCCAGGGCGACGTCATCGCCCAGCTCAACGATGCGGGCATCCCGATCGTGCAGCTGCTCGGCAAGGAGCTCGGCAAGACTGCCGAGGAGACGATCAACCTCGCCTCGAAGGGTGAGATCGGTTTCGAGACCTTCCGTGCCGCAATGGAAAAGGGCCTCGGCGGTGCTGCACAGAAGTCGGGCGAGACCGTCTCGGGCGCGTTCAAGAACATGGGCGCCGCGGTGTCCCGGTTCGGTGCCCTGCTCGCGCAGCCGGTGTTCGACCGCGCTGGTGGCGTCATGGGCGGCATCACGGAAGGCATCGACGGTGCGGGCAAGGCGGTCAAGGCCGCGCAGGGTGCATTCGATTCGATCCCGGCGCCGGTGCAGTCTGCGGTCGCCGTGTTCGCTGCCCTGAAGTTGGCGTCGATGGCGCTCGGCACGGAGATGGGTCAGAAGCTCACCTCGCCGGTGCGGAACGCGGCGTCGGCGATCGCATCGTCGACTGGGAACATCTCCGGCAATGTCGGGGCGTGGCGCAACCTGTCGGGCGAGCTGAAGCAGACCGCTCCCGCCTTGAACGCTGTGCAGCGCAACGCGATGGCCCTGTCCACTGGCACGGGCGCGATCGGCAAGATGGGCACCGCGTTCATGGATGCGGCAGCGCAGGCCAAGCGGATGCCGAACGTCATGGGAGCGGCGGCGGCGTCGTGGCAAGGTGCGAAGTCGGCAGCGTCCGGCCTATCGAACGTTCTCGGCGGGCCGCTCGGCATCGGCATCATGGCCGCCACCGCGTTGTGGGTGAAGCACTCGAACGAGGTCGCGAAGGCGAAGGCGCAGACCGAGCAGATCGGCGCCGCCGTCTCCGACACCGCGACGGTGCTGTCGTCGACAGGCGGCAAGTACAGCGAGGCCGGCCAGCAGGCCGCCGCAGCGGCCTTGGAAACGATCAAGCTCAAGGACGGCACCACCAGCCTTGGAGAGGCGCTGTCGAGGGCGAACGTCCCGCTCGACCAGGCCGCCAAGGGCCTCGCCGGGATGGGCGATGCGGCCGAGAAGACACGCGAGCAGCTCAAGGATGCTCACGAGCAGGCCGCTGACCAGATGGGCCTGTGGGATCGAATCAAGCAGGACTTCTTCGATCTTGACATCCGCACACCCTTCTCGGGGCCGAAGCGCAACGACGAGTATGACACCGAGTACAGCGACGCCCTCGCTGCCTACGAAAAGGCACAGAAGGCGATCAAGTCGAAGCAGGACGCGATCAAGCGTGAAGCGGAAGCTGGTGGCTTCAAGCTTGAGGTCGCCGTCGACGGCACTGTCGCCCTAGATGGGATGACAGAGTCGCTCAAGGAATTCGAGTCGAACGCTAAGGGCGCCGCCGCTGGTGTCGACATCCTGACCGGCGCGCTGAACAAGCTGTCGGACGACCAGTTCACCGTCCATGATGCGCAGGCGAAGCTCAACGAGTCATTCCGTGAACTCAAGGAACTCTCAGGCACGCTCGGCAATGTCGGCCTCGACGGCTCCGGACTGATCGACACGAAGACCAAGGAGGGCGCTACTGCCGACAAGGCGGCACGGCAGGCGGCGGAAGGCTACAAGGAGCTTGCTGCGTCACTCTATGAGTCGGGTCTCCGCGGCCAGGGCCTCACCGATGCGCTGCGTCCGCAGTATGACCAGTTCATCGAGCTGGCGACCGGGATGCTCAAGTCCCGCGAGCAGGCCGAGATCCTTGCGGCGACCCTCGGCATGTACCCCGACGACATCCAGATCAACCTGGACGTCAAGAACGCCGCGAACACCAAAACGCTGTTGGATTCGATCGGCGACCAGTTCAAGGGCTTCGACGGCACGACCTCGACGATCACCGTCAAGTCGCTCACCGACGAGGCTAAGACCGCACTCGAGGGCGTCGGCTTCACTGTCGAGCAGATTCCTGGGACGAAAGAGTTCACGATCGTCCCGAACACCAAGGCGGCGTTCGACGCCCTGGATGGGCTGCGCGGCAAGTATGACGGCATCCCCGCCGTCAAGCCGATCACCATCGAGACGCCGGGCTACGAGGGTGTCATGGCCGGGCTCGAGCAGCTCGGCATCAAGGTCCACTCGGACAACGAGAAGCACATCGTCATCGACGACAACAGCCCTGAGGTGCGGGCCAGGCTTTCTGAGCTTGGAATACAAACGACGACCCTCCCGAACGGCAAGGTCGTCATCACTGACAACAGCGTGGACATCGCTGGAAACATCGACCGCAACCTCAACGGCAAGACGACGACCGGATCGCACACGATCTACGTCAACGAGGTCATGTCCGGCACCGGGACGACCGGCACCCCGCGAGCTGCGGTCGGCCAGCACTACGGTGCCGACGGCGGACTGCGCGGCATCGGCGCCGGCGCATGGATGCTGCCCTTCAGGAAGCGCGCCAACGGGATGCTCGACACCGCGCACATCGTCCAAGGGCAAGGGCAGGGCATCTTCGCTCAAACCCCACTGGGCAACGTCCAGTACGGCGAAGGTGAAACCGTCTGGGAGGCATACATCCCGGGCGCGCAATCGAAGCGCACGCGGTCTCTGGCGATCCTCAAGGAGACGGCACGCCGCTTTGGCTACGGCATCATCAACAAGCGCGATGTCATGGCCGACGGAGGAATGCGCGTCGACCGATCGGCAGCGGAGGCATACGCCAAAGCCCACAACGGCGAAGGCTACGTCTACGGCGCACTTGATTGCTCCGGCTACCTGTCGGGCATCTACAGCAAGCTGACCGGCAAGAACGTCCGCTTCACCACCGCATCGGACTTCGCGGCGCTGGGATTCGTACCCGGCTACGACCCGAACGGGTTCTCCGTCGGCACCAACGGCGGCGTCGGAGAGAACGGCCACATGGCCGGCACCCTCTACGGCACCAACGTCGAATCGGCCAGTGGTGCCGGAATCCAGTATGGCGGCGGCGCTCAGGGTGCAACCGACTTCCCGGAGGTCTGGCACCTCCCGGAAGCGAGCACTGGCGGAGACAATCCCGCCACCGCGTCCGGTGGTGGGCAGCAGGCTGACGGTCAGCGGGTGTTCGTCACCAACTGGCCTAGCGGCGCCGGGTTCGGTGGCGGCTCCGGCTCGTCGGGCGGTTCCACATCTCCGGGTGCAGGATCCGCACCGGCGCCGACCAGTTCGCCGGCGTCGAACCCGATCGCCGATGCTGTCGACGGCGTCCGGGCACTGCTCGAGCGCGGCGACTACACGTCCAGCCTCAGTCGGGTGGGCGTCGAAGAGGATGATCCTCGCGTCATCGCCGCTCTCGGGCTGCGGTCCCTGCTCGCCAATGGAGAGTTCACCCAGAACCTCCGTGACGCGTTCGGGGTGGAGGAGGACGACCCGCGCATCGTGCGATGGCTCGGGCTCCGCGCCGCGGCCAACGGCCAGTTCGACCAGAACGTCCGAGAGACCTTCGGTGTCGAGGAAGATGACCCGAGAGTCGCTGCAGCATTCGGCGTTCGATCGCTCCTGGCCGACGGGCAGTTCACCAGCAACCTCCGCGACGCTTTCGGTGTCGAAGAGGACGACCTGCGGGTGGCCGCAACCCTGGGCGTGCGATCGCTCCTCAAGGACGGCGACTTCACCGCCAACCTCCGGGACGCATTCCAGGTCGAGGAAGACGATCCCCGGGTCGTCGGACTGCTGGATCTCCGCAAGGCCATCGTCGACCGGTTCCCACACCTGCAGCCGATGGCGATCGAACCCGCAGCACCGGACGCTCCCGCGCCGACCGATCAAGCCGCCCGCGAGAACCCGTCCGAGGTCAAGCCCTACGAGGTGAAGACCCCGCAGGAACGGATGGCGGAGTTGACGGAACAGGCCGGCCAAGAGTGGCTCGACTCGTTCGGGCTCAAGCCCGGCGGCGCGATCGGCGCCCTCATCGACGCCGGCAAGGAGCCGGAGAACGTGCGGGCGCTCGAGCAGATGGTCGAAGTCCTCCGCGTCATCGCCGAGGACCCGCCCGTGCAGGTCGTCATCAACGCCAAGGACGGCGACGACGCCGTCCGCAAATGGCAGGAGTACATCGGCGGCAAGAGCCTGTCCTGGATCAAGTAGGAGGCACACGTGGGCGCAGCCCCCACCGTCGAGCTGGAGGGCGTGAACGGTCAGATGTTCACGCTCTCCGGCCCCGGCGCCGGCGCAGAAGGCGTCACTCTCAAGACCGATATCCAAGGGCTTTACGACTCGCCCGTGAAGCCGATCTACAACTCGCACGCCTTCGAGAAGGGCTCAACGTACGGCGGCAAGCGATACCTCCAGCGCGACATCCAGTTCGGTGTCGGCGTTCTTGGCGCGGCCGGGTCCTGGGAGGAGTTGGACTCGGCGTGGCGGTTGGCGTTCGACTATGGCCGCACCGCCCGCCTGTGGGTGGAGACGGAGAGCTCACGCCGCTACATCGACATCGCGCTCGCACGCGAGCCCGAAGTCAAGGACCCGTTCAAGGGTCATGCCCTCGGGTATACGCGGATCGTCATGCATTGCGTCGCGGCGGACCCGTACTGGTACGACAAGGTGGACACCTTCCCGTGGGCGTCGACGATCGACACCACGGGTGGGTCGACGGCGAACGGCACCATCGTCGTCCCGTTCGCGAATCCGACGCCGGATCCGATCTGGGCGCAGTGGATGGTGCAGGCGGCCACGGACGCCCGCTGGACCATCCCGGACTACAGCTTCGGCGACGACCGCTACCGCCGCGCCACAGCCGATGCGAATCGGCGCATCGTCATGCCGAAGCTACTCGCCGCCGAGCATCTCTACGTCAACACCGACGAGGCCGCGAAGCATGAGCAGGTCCGATCGAACATCGACACCCAGATCTACCTGCGCATGAACGGAACCCAGTTCCTCTACCCGATCAAGTCGGGGCAGAAGCGAACCGAGTTCCAGGTGTCCGTCACCGGCGCACCCGCGGGTGTCGGCATCCAGCTACGACTCATCCGACCGTACTCACGACCATGGGGGTTGCGGCTGTGACCACTGTGCAGACCATCGACTTCGATGCCGTCTTCGAGCAGATCACCGCGAAGATCAAGACCGAGGCCGACGAGCGTCTCACCCCTCCGCTGATCCGTATCTGGGACGGCGACTGGAACCTGCGCGGCATCTGCAAGCGGGAGATCGGCGCCGAGTTCTCGTTCATCGACAACGAGACCGGCGTCGGCATGCTGGAGATGCCCGCCGACTACTTCCTCTCGGAATGGCTGGCGGCTGCCGACGAGCGCCCCACCTCGAATGTGCACGTCACGATGGACAAGGACGGCGCCCGCTGGGGTGGCCGCATGTCCGAGCTGCAGGTCATCGACGATGAGCGTGGCCGGCGCGTGCGCGTGCTGTTCGAACACGACTACGAGGAACTTAAGCACATCCTCGCGTGGCCGAACCCGTTCATGCCGATCGGGTTCCAGTTCCCGAAGGTGTGGATGCAGTTCGGCCGGGCGCGCACCGCGCTCAAGACCACGCTGTACGTGAACCTGCATCGGCTCGAGAAGTCGCCGTCGTGGGTGGCTGGCAACCCCCTGACCGTCTCGGCGATGAACGCGGTCGGCGACTTGAACACGTGGTCGCAGGTCGTCAAGCCGGACCTGACGCCGGACACCTCGGTGGGCGCGATTGTCAGATCGCGGATGAAGACCATTCACGAGGCGTCGCGTAAGCAGGTTGCCGACGGGCAGTTGTCATGGGAGCAGCGGCGATACCTGCAGGGCGATCCACCGCCCTGGCCGGGCGCGAACCTCCGGCACGGCACCCTCGTGTGGGACCTGATCGACAAGTCTGGCTGGAACACTGGGACATCGTTCGGTGGCAGCATCTTCTCCGGGCTGATCCGCCAGTTCACCAGCATCGGCGCCGACGGGCTCGAAGAGTCCCTCGAAACGGTCGCCGACCCGAACGTGCCGGCCGCCTACTCGCAGCCGGGCGTGAAGGGCTCCGATCCGTCAATGCCCGCGGTGGTCTACCGCGAAGGCGAGTTCACTGGCATTCAGTCGTCGAGATACTCGCTCAAGCCCGCACGGGATCGGCAGATCGTTGCAGGTGGGAACTCGATGCCCATGGTCAACGAGACCATCGGCGCCGCGATCGAGATGGCCGGCGACCTGACCGCGATGATCCCCGGCGTCCCACCACTGGGTGGTGTCGCGAACGAGATCCTGCGGCCGCTATACACGGACGTCGTCCTCGCATTCGGCAAGTGGGACAACATCACCCGCGCCCAACGCATGGGCTGGTCGCACTACCATGAGCGGTTCCAGGAAGGCGCCGACCGGGCATACACCATCGCCTGGCTACTGGCGATGCGCACCGGCCGATGGGAAACCCGCGAGCAGCACTCAGTCACCCTTGAAGTCGCCGACGGCGCTCCGTGGAAGATCGGCCAGAACGGATTCGGCCACTACTTCCTTGGGGACCGCATCGGCTTCTCCCTGAAGGCGCCACTCGCCCCCGGCCGCATCATCGTCGAACGCGTCTCTGAGCTCACCCTCTCGTGGGATCGGGACACTACCCCGACGTGGCGGATTCAGGTCGGCCAGCGCAAGCACGAGGACCCCGTACTGAAGGCGTTCGAGCAGATGCAGGAGTTCATGGGGCTCCTGCAGGACTTGGGAGTGATCTAGTGCAATCGCGTATCCCCTTGCAGGCTATGTGCGACCAGTCGGACCCGAAGACGGCGTTCAAGTGGGCGCTCGTTGGGCTCCCCTGGGCGGGGCCGCAGAAGTTCACCCCGCCATCCGATCTGGCGGACGACTGGTCTGAGCATCTCTGGAAGCTCGGGTTCCGGCATCACCCGGAGTTGCAGGAGTTGAAGCTGATCCCGCCGCCACGCGGGCAGCAGCACCCACAGAACGCGACGATGCAGTGGGTGGGGATCGACGAGCCGGAGCCGCCGCCGGTGGTGATCCCGGATGTCAGCTCGAAGGAGTACACCCGCAACGAGCAGGCGGCTATCGCGGAGCAGCTCTACCGCGACGGCGTGATCCCGACGCCAGAGCTGGAGCGAGACATGGCGTCCGTGGAGCGCACCTTCAACCCCGCGGACTACACGCCGTCGGAAGTGCGCGGCTACCTAATCGGCGCCGACGACCGCGAACGTGCCCGCGTCCTCGCGCTTGAGATGACCGGCAAGGCGCGCCCGCAAATCCTCAACGACCCCCGATGGAAGGGGATGTGACATGACCCAGAAGCAACTGCCCTATGACCGCGGCATCGTCCGACAGGAGACGGGCTACTGGTGCGGACCCGCGTCCGCGCAGGTGGTCCTGAACTCGCGGGGCATCAACGTCGCAGAGGCGACCCTCGCTAGCGATATCGGTACGACCTGGAACGGCACCGACTTCATCGGGCTGATCGAGCGCGTGCTGGACCGCCGCGTACCCGAGGCGAACTACACGTCGGTGTCGATGCCGAATGATCCGCCGACCGGCGCGCAGAAGGACCGCCTATGGCGCGACATCCTTCGCTCCGTGAACGCCGGCTGGGGCGTCATCGTGAACATCGTTGCGCCGCCGAGTAACTACCCCCGCGGCGTGCACGGGTCCACATCACCCGCATACGGCGGCGGCACCGTCTACCACTACATGACGGTCATGGGCTACGACGACGTGGCCCGCGCCGTATGGATCGCCGATTCAGGCTTCAGCCCTTACGGCTACTGGATGAGCTTCGAGCAGCTCACCACCCTCATCCCACCGAAGGGCTACTGCTACGCGAACGTAGACGGCCCCGCACCCGCCCCAGGAGGAACCATGGAAGACGACAAGCTCACCGCCGTACACCAGAAGGTGACCGGACGCTACAAGTCCCGTGTCCCTGGCAGCACCTACGAGGACGACATGCTCGGCTACATCCATCAGATCGACAGGGCGGTGTTCGAGCAGGGCCAGCAGCTCAAGCGCATCGAGGACCTCCTGAAGGGCGGCAAGTGATGACCTCTCCCACTCAGGTAGCTCACCCGTGGCGGGCAGTGGCGCGCACCGTGTTCGCCGCAGTCGTCGGCCTCGCTTCCCTCATTCCGACAGTGATCCTTGCGTCCGGCGTCCCTCCGGAGGGCTTGGCGGCGCAGGCGGTCGCCGTGTGCGCAGCGATCACTCGCGTCTTGGCCGACCCGCGAGTCAACCTGTTCATGACGCGGTTCCTGCCCTGGCTATCCGCGGCCCCCGGCGGCACTTCGGCTGGCCGGCATCGCGCCGATACCTGACCGCCCAGCCCTGGAAGGGGGCGGTCCGTGTACCGCAGAATCGCGGCCGCGGCGATCGGCATCTCGTCGATCGTGCGCGGCTCCTCTTATCTCAGCCCACAACTTCCCGATAGCTCAGTGGCGCAACTCGCGTTCGTCGATGAAACGATCCCGCTGACCTGGTACGCGGTCGGGTGGATAGCGACCGGGTCGATCGCACTGTTCGCCGCGGCCTGGCCGCACCCCCGAATCCTGGGCGCCGCGTTCGGTGCCGGTATCGGATTCAACATGCTGTGGGCACTCAGCTTCATGGCGTCGCAGGTATTCCTCGGCGTCCCACGGGCGTACGTGTCAGCTACCAGCTACCTCGTGATCGCGACCCTCATCTTCTGCGTGGCCGCACTCTCCGAACGGTTGAAGCTGCCGCCGGCGCCGAGGCTGGGGGGTGATCGATGTCGGGGTACCAAACAGCCCTAATCGGCGTTGCCGCCCCCATCGTGGCAGCGCTGTTCACGTACCTGGGGACTCGGGTGAACCGCCAGTCTACGAAGGAATCGAACAACACCGAGGCGTGGGCGGAAATCCTCAAGGCCAACAACGAGCAGAACGCTCGCTTGAACGCGGAGATCCGCGAGGTTCGGACCGACCAGAACGAGCTCCGGGGGCGGGTCGAAGACCTCGAACGCAAGCTCGAACACGAGCAGCGCGTGCGCCGCGGCGCCTTCGACTACATCCGCATCCTGCTGCGCTGGATCGAAACCCACCTCCCTGGAGTGACCCCACCAGCCGCCCCTGAGCTTCTGAGAGAGGAGCTGTGACGTGACCTATCCAGTCGGCCCAGCCCCCGACGGCGCGTATGTCGTCGGCTCCGACTACGGGCAGAGCTACGACGAAGCGAACGCGATGGCCCTCATGACCGGCGGCGTAAAGGGCGCCTTCAGCGGCGCGCAGGATCAGTTCAAGGACCAGTTCAAGGTATTCACCGATGGGCAGTTGGCACTGAACCAACGGACCGACTTACTGTCCCCACTGCTCGACTTCGGGTCCGCCTATATGAACACCAACCAGGGGTTTAACCAGACCGGCCAGTGCTCGTTCTCGAACCAGATCGGCCCCATGCAGGGATGCCGCCTATCTGGCGGGCGGATCATCCTCGACGACAAGGGTCTCTGGGATATCCGCTGCCAACTCTGGTTCGACTTCATCAACATCCTCACCGGCACCATCGAGTGGCAGATTCGCGTACTCACCCCCTCGGGGAATGTGTTCTCGCAGACCCGCGCCAAGCTAAATGACAGCGAGGCGGTCTCCTCGACGAACATCTGCTCGGTGGTGGTGCCGGCACCCGGCTACCAAGTACAGGCATGGGTGTCGTACATCGCGGCATTCCGGGGAATCCTCGGCGGCCCCGATCGCAACCGGCTGACAGTCCAGCACATCTCCCGTGACACCTCCACGGGCAACACGGGGCAGGGGTAACGATGACCATCCTTACTGGAACCGTCCGCGATATCGGCGCCTACGACGACCTGACCGTCTTCAAGTTCGCCACCCCCGTCGTCCGGGAGGATGACAGCGGCGACGGCATCATCACGACGCGCAAGGTGCGATGTCAGGCGAACGCCGGCGTGCTCACCACCCCCGACCTCGAGCCGGGTATCGCCATCCTCACCATCCAAGGCGACCCGCATCCGTACCAGATCACCGTCCCAGACTCTCCGACGCCGGTGCAGCTGTGGCCGCTCATTCAGGCCGCCACGCCGCCCGATCCCGGGTCGTGGACCACGGGCTACATCTCCAACGCCGGCGGTATCGCACGCGCCCAGGCGGTCCCACTCACCGCGTACCCCGGAATGGTGAAGGATCCCGAAACCTTCTACGTCATCTTCGAGTAACCACCAGGAGTCCCACATGGCCCACATCGGAAAGTTCTACGGCAGCTTCCTTCTCAGCGCCATGAACAAGGAAGTCGACCTCGACAGCGACACCCTCAAGGTGATGCTGTGCACCTCGGCATACACTCCGAACCAGGACACGCACCGCTACAAGTCGTCGATCACAGGCGAGGTGTCCGGCTCCGGATACACCGCGGGTGGCGTCACCCTCACGGGCGTCACCGTCACCTACGACGCGGCGACCAACACCCTCAAGCTTGACGCCGACGACGCCTCGTGGCCGGCAGCGACAATCACCGCACGCCATGCGGTCATCTACGACAGCACCCCCGGATCGGATGCAACCCGACCGCTGATCGGGTACACCACGTTCGACCAGGACATCTCGTCCACGGCCGCAGCGTTCCAGCTGATCTGGGACCCCGCCGGCATCTGCACGATGACCGTTTCCTAACTTCGGGAGGTAGCCGTGCCGATTGTCCGGAACGGCAGGGTCGCGGCGGCTCTCCGCTACATCGACGCCGATGGTGTCGAACATCAGGTGGTGCAGGTCCGCCTGGGTGACCGCATAGTGTTCGACGGCACGACGCCGGCTCTGGCGTCGGTGCGGCGGTTCACGGGTTCGGGGCAGGTTCTTGCCCCGTCGGTGCAGGCTGGGCAGAGTGTCGCCCTGCAGCGCTCGACGGCAGTGTCGGAGTTCCGTGCAATGACCGTCTCGGCCGGGGCTCGCATCGCTATGCCGACACTGACGGGGACAGGAACCGCTTTCGCGCCGGATGTGACGGGAGCGGCCGCACTGGAAGTTCTCGCCGCGCCAGCGACGGGACGCTTCCTGCCCGCCTCTGGCGGCGAGATCGCAGCAGGGGTCGTCTACCTGCCGGCCATGACGGCGATCGGGTCGGTACCCCCGCCGATCGCAGCAGTGCCGGCCGACGTCGAGGTCGAGATCATGACCGCGGTGGGCGAGGTGCGCCTGGTGTCGGTGTGCGGCCAGGCGCTCGCCGATGCCATCGCAGCCACCATGTCGGGGCAGGCGTTCGCACCGTCGGTGAGAAACGGGCAACGGCAGGACGTGCCGCGCAGTACCGCAACCAGCAAGGCGACAGCGCCGAGCGTTTCCGCCGGAGCGCGTGTCGGGATGCCAGTCGCGACTGCCACTGGACAGATGCGGGCGGCGGATACCGGCAAGCCATTCCCCATGGGCATGGACAAGAGTGGGAACCAGTCGATCACGAGCTTCGCGGTCACCGACCTGATTGGGTTCGTGGTCCGCTCCGGATTCCCGGACACCAACCTCGTCGGCGACAAGCTCGTCTCGGGAGCCTCGATGACGGTCACATTCACGGCGCGAGTGGGGGCCTCCGGAAACATCGGACAGACCGTCCGCGTGGTCCGGAACGGCACCGAAGTGGTGGCGTCCGGATCGGTCAACACGGTTCTCACGGGAACGGTGATCTTCACGTCCGCGACGGACACCCTGCACCTGCAGGTCACGAACGCTGGCGGAACCGGCGTCTTGGGCGGCTCCCTGAACACCTACCTCTACTGGACCGTCGGCTAGGAGTCGCGCATGGAAACGGTCACCCTCCCCGGCCTACCGGGGCACACCATCACCCTTGAGGTCGACGGCGCATGGCTCTCATGCGAGGTCCGCGACAGCGGCGGCGAGGTCCGCTACTCGGCAGGCTGGGACACCACACCCACCGCATGACACTGGCCCCCACCCTTCACCGGGTGGGGGCCTTTAGTCGTCGGAGCCTGATACGAGTGAGGGACACCCCAACTTCCCCTCGGGGTGTCCCTCTGCCCGCGTGCCCGCTTCCCTCAGGCACGCCACGACGATAGCAGCAGTCGAACAGGTGTGCGACCAAGGATAAAGGCGCGCACGGAGCATCGCTCACCGCTTACTCACCGCTTTGGACATGCGAACCCTGGACCGGCCGCAATTACTTACGAGCAAGTCAAATGGTGACTCACGAGCAAGAATCCAGCACTTAGCGGATAGCCTGCGCGTAAGTCGACCAGTTGGCGCGCAACGAAACTGGGCACACGGAGAAGCCCTGGCAAAGCGGCGGAGGACCCGGGTTCGATTCCCGGCAGCTC